GTCTAGACACAACGCTTACATCTTTAGCACTGACTAATTTATCAGACCAACGTGTAAAAATAAACATTGAAGATGCTGAAAGTGCCATTGATATTCTTGGCGCTGTAAAGGTTCGTAAATTTGATTGGACTATCGATAATAGTCATGAAGATTTTGGTTTTGTTGCACAAGAACTGAATGAGGTTTTGCCGCAAGCTGTTTCTGTTGGCAAGACTGAAGAGGAAATGTGGGGGGTTAATTTTGTAAAGTTAATCCCAATTCTTACCAAAGCCACCCAAGAACAGCAAGCCATGATCGACGAACTTAAAGCCAAAGTAGCAGCATTGGAAGGAGCATAACCATGCCACTCGTACTAGACGGCACAAACGGAGTCAGCGGCGTAGATGGTACTGCGTCCAACCCCGCAATAGAAGGCACAGACAGCAACACGGGCATCTTCTACCCTGCTGCGGATACGGTAGCTATTAGTACAGGTGGTACGGAAGCGTTGCGGGTGAATAGCTCTCAACAGGTGGGTATTGGTACGACTTCGCCTGCCTCTAAGCTGCACATCTCTGGTGGCACAGCAAATACAGCAAGAATTGATGGCTCAAGTAACGGTGGTGCATGGGCTGTAATGCGTAACGGAAGTGTTACTGGCGGTATCTACAATACAGGCGCAATTATTGGGGATACTACAAGCGGCGTTGGTATTTTTGCAGAAACCGGACTTGACGTTAGGTTTTACACAAATGGTTCTGCCACAGACAAAGCCCGTATCACCAGCGGTGGTGCTTTATGGGTAGGGAATACGACACGCCAAAGCACAGACAACCACACATTCATTCAATCTGTTACCGCAGGAGATTGGACTGCCAATTTTCAATGTAATACTACAACAGCTGCAAACAATCTTGGTATTTTGGTTAACTATAATGGGTCTGCGCCAAACGGAACTGGCAGTCCATTTTTACGTTGTAACGATACAGCAAATACTCGCGCAGAAATACGTTCTAACGGTGGTCTAGCAAACTTCCAAGCGAACAACGTCAACTTGTCTGATCGTAGAGAAAAAACTAATTTTGCACCTGCTAAAGACTATCTTGATGTTATATGCGCCATTCCGGTTCAGACGTTCAACTACATCGATCAAGCAGAGGACGATCCCGGTTTAACGCTAGGCGTGGTGGCGCAAGATGTCGAAGCAGTTGCGCCTGAATTGGTGATGGAAAGCGATTGGTCGTCAGGTAGAGATGGTTCGAAGATGCGTTTATCGATCTACCAGACCGACCTGCAATACGCGCTGATGAAGTCAATTCAGGAACTGAAAGCAATCCTTGACGCACAAGCAGCAGAAATCGCAGCATTGAAAGGCAACGCATGAAATTCGAACTAGACCAGAATGAGGCGCAGTTTATCGTACAGGTAATCGGCAACCTGCCAACGCAGTCAGGAGCGCATCCTCTGTGGCAGAAGCTGGTAGCACAGTTTAACGAGCAGACTAAGACAGAAGAATGAGCCTTCAGTACGTCCTATACGACTATTGGGAGTACGGCTATGCTGAAGGTGATGCAATCCTTGAGTTCGGAAGTGCGTCAGTAACAGCAAATGCGACGGTTACTGCTAGTGGTATCAGGATTCAGTTTGCAGCAGGAGCGATTACAGGCAATGCAACAGTATCGGCTCAAGGTATTCGGGTTAGGACTGGTGATGCAGCGATTACGGCTAGTGCTGTTCTAACGGCTGACGGTACTAGGGTCAGGACTAGCTCAGGTACTATTACAGGAACAGCAACAGTCTCAGCACTAGGCGGTATTGTAGCGAGTGGTCAGGCAAGTATTGCAGGATTAGCAACAGTATCAGCGTTAGGCAATGCGACGTTTAGTGGTAATGCGGCTGTTAGTGGAAATGTAACGGTAACGGCTGCTGGTGGGATTATTGGTAGCGAGTGGTCTGATGTTGTACCTGTATCGGATACATGGACTGCTGCTAGTGCTTCAACGAATACATGGACACCGATAACGGCTAGTTCTGATACTTGGTTTAGTGAGATTTTGACTGATCCGTATGTAGAATTCGGTTATTGGGAAGCTGGTTATACGGATGAGCGTTACGAGTATTGGGTTAATCGTAGCGTCAGCACAGACAGTTGGATGAGGCAATAAATGGAAATCAAGTTCGGTGAGTGGTTGCCAGATCAGCCCGGAGTAGCAGGAGCAGTCACAGACGCTAAGAACTGTTATCCAGTTGCTAATGGATATGCGCCATTTCGTAGTGAGGCTGATTACTCGGATGATGCTGCTCAGGCTCTACTGATTACCTTTGCGGGTAAGTTTGGTGGTGCTACGACGTTATTTGCGGCTGGAGCGACTCAGATTTACAAGTTTGACTCTAACGATGCCAGCTTAGATGCGGCTACTACGACGGGTTATACGGCTGTAGAGGGTTGGGATGTTACTCAATTCGGGGCTAAGATCATTCTGGCTAACGGTCAGGACAAGCTACAGGCTTGGGAACTTAACTCCTCGACTAACTTTGCTGATTTAGCTGCTGCTGCACCTACGGCTAAGTTTGTTACCGTAGTGAAAGACTTCGTTGTAGCGGCTTATGTCGCAGGTGGTGAGGAGAATAAGGTCTATTGGTCGGATATTAACGACGAAACTGACTGGACTCCGGGTGCTGCGAGTCAATCTGACTTTCAGGTGATGCCTGATGGTGGTGATATTACGGGTTTAGCAGGTGGTGAGTACGGTCTAATCTTCCTAGAGAGGGCGATTTACCGGATGACCTATGCTGGTAGCCCGTTTTTCTTCCAGTTTGACGCTATTTCACGGTCTCTAGGCTGTATTTCTAACGGTTCTATTGCTCAGTACGGTGGATTGACCTATTTCCTAGCGGATGACGGGTTCTATGTCTGTGATGGTCAGTCCGTAAAGCAGATTGGTGCTGAAAAAGTAAACAGATGGTTCTTTAGCAACGTCGTTCCTAATGAAATTTTTGCAGGAATGAGTGCTACGGTTGATCCTATTAACAAATTAGTAATATGGCGGTTTCCAGCTACGTTTGGTCGGAAGTTATTGATTATTTACTCGATAGATTTGGATAAGTGGTCGTATGCTGAGACTACGACTACATCTATTGCTTATGTGCTAACTCCTTCAGCGACGTTAGAACAGGTAGATAACTATAACTCCTCGATAGATGCCCTAGATATTCCTCTGGATTCACGGGTATTTGCTGGTGGACAGTTATTGTTTGCGGGTGTTTCAGGTTCAAAGATCATTGCCTTCCAAGGACAGCCTAAAACGGCTCAGATAACGACAGGAGACATTGGCGGCACTAGCTCTACGGTAATGTTAGTAAAGCCCGTGGTGGACTCAGGAAGTGCCTCTGTATCGGTTGCTAGCCGTGATCTATTATCTGAGCAGGTAGAGTTCTATACGGACGTTCCAGCGGATTCTGAGAACCGAGTTTCCTTGCGTTCTAATGGGAAATTCCACAGACTAAGACTGACACCGACTGGTGCTAACTGGGCTACTGCGGTAGGTATGGATGTGACTATTGTGGGTCAGGGTAATCGATGACCAGAAGGATTCAATTCCAGACGTTACCTGTATTTGGTGCAGACCAGAGGCAGGTTGCTGAGGTTGTTCGTGGTGCTATGAATGGCAAAACGAATAACACCGGAGAGGTTACATTAGCCACAGGGAACGCTACTAGCACTACCCTTTACGATGACCGTATAGGCTTTGACAGCCTTATTTTCTTCGTACCCTTATCTGCGGCTGCTGAGGCTGATTCATCGCCTTACGGAGCGTTTCAGGACACCACAGACCAAACCGCTGCTAATACGACTACTGCCTATGCTGTTACGTTTAATACAACAGACTATAGCAATGGAGTTTATCTTTCTAATAGTTCTCGTCTTAATGTCAGGAATTATGGAATTTACAATATTCAGTTTTCTTTTCAATATAAAAACACTACTAACGATGCTCAAGATGTAGATATTTGGTTTAGAAAGAACGGAACTAACATAGATGGGTCTAATAGCCGTTTTTCATTGCCAGCGAGAAAAAGCACAGGTGATCCTAGTCACTTGATTGCTGCGATGAATTACTTTCTGGAAATGAACGCTGGAGACTACGCTGAAATAATGTGGCGGGTAACTGATGTAGGTGTTTCGTTAGAGCATTTCCCGACGAGTACGACACCTGATAGACCGTCTGTTCCTAGTGCTATTGTTACGTTGAATTATGTAGCACCATCAGCAACGACGAACCTGTATGTTTCTACTCAACAACAGGGTGAGGCAACTATTACACATTGGGCAAATGCTACAGCAGACAAAACTTACGGATATATCGTTGTCGGTTGAGTTCCGATACATACCAGTCGATCAACTAAGGAACTGGTGGGGAACTATTAAGCCGGGACTAGAAAAGGTAAAGACTCGGAGTCCTGAGAACTGGATTGTTGAGGACGTTTACACGGACTGTTTTAACCAGAAGGCTATGCTGTGGGTGGTCTTAAAGGATCAGCATTTTGCGGGATTCTTTATCTTG